TCACATGATGTTATTTTTAAAGGCTTCTAAGTAAGTATGCTCTCTTACTTGTAGAAAGTTCCCTAATTTGATTAATGGACAATCCCCTCTTATTTATGAGATCATAGTCATCCCACATGTTTTTCATGTCAATTCTTTTGATCTGCTCTTTAATTTGCTCGGTGATTTCAACAACGCCATCGACAACATCTATTGAATATCTAACAATTGGGTTAAAGCCGTCTACGAAAAACACTCTTTCCACAATTGGATTGTCATTAATATAGAGTCCAATTTTACATTCAACTCCTCGTATTATTTTATCTTCGATATGATGTCGGACAGGTCTTGGACTATAGATCATATCTCTCCTCCATTCTTTTGGATATGCATCCACAAGTCCCTTTACGTGACGAAACATGTCATATGTCTTATCGTTGCCGACCTCAAGTTCGGTATCATATCTCTTTCTCGATAACAGTTTCTGCATTCTCGTAATTGCTTGTGGTAATATGTCCCGTATGTCAATAGAGTACCTTGTAAACGGATTAAACACTTCCGCATCAAATATTTTTTCACCAAGCAAAACATCCTCTTGATATAATGAAAATCTGAATACTCTTTCTGATTGATCGATATGATTTTTTTCCCTCATCTTATATAATTTTAAAAGGTTTATAGTAGCAACAAATATAGTTAGAAAGTCTGGATACTGAAAGGGTTTTTCATTTACGCCTTCTATTTTTTTTCACATATTCTTTAAGTAACTGTTTTTCATTCATTATGATAGTGTAGAAAGGTTCAACATAATTTACAAAGGTGCTGTTATATACCGTCAGAAACTCATCTTCATTCATCATTTTCAATAAATTCTTACTTCCTCGATCATCTGGAGACAAAGGCATCTCCAATTGTTCTAACTCTTCTACTGCCTCATCATTTAAAAAGGGTTCATTAAGATTAATCAATTTATAATTCGTTTTGAGTCGTTCAACGTTTTCCAACAATGCCTCAAGTGCCTTTAATGGTTTCTTCTTCTCAGCAACTCTATCTTGATTAATTTTATCTGCAATCCCACAGATTTCCCTTACACTTAAATTCCTATATTGCAGATCAGGGAAATGCTTTAATAATGTTTTTTCTTTTAAACCAGCAATCCCTTGAATGTTATCCGAAACATCCCCGCAAATAATTTTCATTGCCAAAGCGTTTGAATAATGATAATTGAAATAGAAAAAGAAATTATTTCGTGTTATTGGGGTGTCGATATTATCATAAAGAATTGTTATTCCATATTCCAATAACTGGGAGAAATCCCTATCGTTGGTATATAAATATATGTCTTCATCTTCACAATAATCTGCAGTGTACGCAGCAATTATATCATCACCCTCAATTTCATTCACCTCAATTTGTCTCATAAACAATTCTTCGGCATACGCCTGTATTCTTTTCCTTTGTTTTAAAATAGATTCTTCCTTCTCAATTTCCCTCTTAATCTCAGCCTCAGTCATTTCAATCTGACCATGCCACTTCTTATCTTTTCTATTTGCCTTATATGCAGCATCAATCTGATGTCTATATACACCACCATTCTCTCCGTCCCAAACAAGTACGACTTTATTTACTTTCGTTTGTTTAATTAATCTTCGGAGGGTTGTGAGAAAAGAATATAAACCACCAATATGACCAAACTTATTGGTATATACATCCTTTGCCCCGTGAAATGATCTTTTCAAGAGATAGGAAGAATCTACTAATAGTGTTCTTGTTTTCATTTACTATCCTACGAGTTGTTCTCCAAGAGTGTCGCCTGTAACATCTACAAACTTATCAGAGATTTGTTCTGCACTTAAAGTAGGATCATCAAGAATTTGTCTAAAGTACTTAATATTTTCCTTTTTATATGCATCTAAATCTTCTTTGAAGATAAAACCATGTGGTGTTGACATAATCTCCCCCTGAAGCGAAATCCCACCAAGCGGTCCATCAACATGATTTTTAAATACGTTCACTTTTGTTTCAACACCATATGCCACAGTTCTCTTTTCACCTTTTGTTGTGTTTTCCGCAGTGACAACCTTAGTTCCATGTGATGCAATACCACCGAAGTGATAACCTAATCTACATCCAAAGAAGAATGCCTCACCACCTTTATGTTTCACAACACCAGCACCCATGTTATCAATCCAGATTTTTTGAACTGCAACTAAAGAGTTCGTATATTCTCGATCTTCCTTCCTACTGCTTGGAATCGTGTTATTAAGAAGATATTTAAATGATTTCTCATATGCCCCAGCATTCCACATATTATTATCAGAAGTGTTTTTTTCTTGAGCATTGATGCTGCGAATACAATCTAACGTACCAATTGAATCAATAAGAAAATCTACTCCATAAGGTAGGTTACCATGTTCTTGTTCAAATAATATGAATCTCACAGCTTCAGCCATATCTTCAATAGCAGCTTCACCTCTGTCTTTATTTTGTTTTTTGCCGAAATTATCTAACATGAAATCATTATCAATCGATATGTAATTACCACCGAAATCAAAACCCATGATTCCTAATCGATTTCGACTTAAATTACCCTCAGTGTCAATAAGAACGGGCATTCTACCTGCTTTTTGTGAGGCAACTGCTGCTTCACTAACTGCCGTAGATTTACCAGTGTTTGAGAAACCACGTGCAAGTGCAGTATATCCAATTGGAAACCCGGGTAATCCTGTTGCTTTCTGAATCGCAGGAGCCAATGTTAACCATTCCAATGGTTTGTCAGGTACATCTACTCCACCAATTTTCTTTTTGAAATCATCTAATGAGAAACTTTTCTTTGCGGTTGGTTTACGGGTTTTTTTGTTTGCGGGAATATTTTTCTTTTCTGCCATTACATTAATTGAATTTAGAAAACAAAGGGGAATGTTACTTCCCCTTTGTTATTGTCTATGATTTTTGCCTAAAATGGTAGGTTATCATACCCATCATCATCCCCACCAACAAATGTGTTTGTATCAACAGGTGGTTGTGCAGGAGGAGTCACAGGTGCTTGTGCAACTGGTTCTTGTGCGACAGGTGGTTGAGTCACAGGTGCTGCTTGTGCAACTGGTTCTTGAGTAACCGTTTCATTAGTAGCATCCGAAAAACCATCCATAACATCAACAGCATTTGCTACGCCAGCATGTTGGAAATTTCCAACATCTGCAGGTGTGACGTTTTGAATTGTAACACCATCCACAAGGTCTGATGCATGTTCAAAATTCTTATCAACATAATCATCAGAGTCCAAATTCTTGAAACGTTGATTCGCTTTCTCTTGCAAATCTGGACGACCCGGGAATACCCAATGTCTGTTGTTTGAATCTGAATCATCCCAATATGGGTCTTCGTTTCTACCTGCCATCTCAAGGAACTCATAAGGTGTTACGTTTGGAGCAGCCTTTGGCTTGAATACTTCTCTCCACGTAGTTTTATCATTAAGCCATTGACGACTAACGATTTCATCATCACTCAACTTTGATGGTGGTTTTGCGATAATTGCAGAAATAGCTCTAAACGTTTTACCGTTTGGCATAGTAGAGTCACACATTGTGATTGCTAAATCACTACCAGTGTTGGCATCAAAAAACGAAGTACTGTATTGTTCCATATATTGACCCAATACTGGTAATAGTCTATCAAGCGTTCCTTGATTCTTAAAATTTTTCTTGAATCTCCAGAATTTAACTCCGTCAGATGTTTTACCTTTATCAATACCACGAACAATGTAATATTTCTTTGCTTGCCATTTATTTGCATCCTTAAAGATATCTCTGTTTTTATCAAACACTTTTTGTTGTTCTTCAGTCAATTCATCCCTTTTCTTACCTCTAATCTCAGGATCGTTTGTTTGTGTTTTAAGAAGTGCTTTATTTTTTGCACATAAAGGACATGGTGCAGGAATTAAAACTGGTTTCCCAGTTGTTTCCTCAAGAATAGTTTGACCATTCGAATCTTTCTTTTCAATCATAGGGTCATTATGTGCAGGACAATAAAGTGCCTTACCAAAGGCTTTTTTACCATTCGGCATATTTAAGTCTACAGAGTGAAAAAATACTTCTTGAATTGGTTTTCCCGTTAAGGGTGGTAGGATTCTAAAGGTCTCGTTGTCTTTGCGAGGTACGAAATACTTCGCTAAAATTTCTTCTTTAGTTTTTCTGTTACTTCCTGACTTTTTTTCATCTTTCTTTAAGTCAGCCATTTGTTGTTTTAATTGGTCCAGATACTCGTTGCCTGAACCTCCAGTTTGATTTTCCATCATTTAATTGTTTTTACAGTTTAATATAATTTTTACAGTTTAATAAAACTCACAGTTTAATTTAAACTCTTACAAAGATAACTCACAATAAGCTACAATGCAAGGGTTTTTTCCTTCAGGTTAATTTATTTCTTCAGTTTATTTCTTAATGTCATTTGAAACCACAGTAAAGTCAACACATTTCTTGTTTTCATAGAACGAACCATTTTTCAATCTCAATTGCAAACAATAATCTTGTGGTATTAGCCACGAAGTATCGAGATCAATTTCATAACCTCTGTTGGTTCTATTTACGGAGGTGAACGGAATTACATCAATCTCATATTTACTACCAACTGTCGTGTATAATCTATATTCAACATCGAGAGGTAAGAAATCATCCTGATTGGGATATAATTCTTTTACTGTTAATTTAATTTTGCGGATGTCGCCAGCGACAACATTTTCATTTTGATTGAGTCCCCAAAAATAGAATGCGTAATTATTAAGTTCAATCTCATTTGATAAATCAAAGGTATAATATTTATCTTCTCCAATCAAGTAAAATTGATTAGTGTATGATTTTTCTTTTCCATTGATGGTTAGATTCCATTTATCTGAGAATAATACTGCATCTGGATACATTTCAGAATCTATGTTCAATGTAACATAATATATACCTTTCCCAACGTGAGTAACACTACTGCCTGATCCAGCAATAGTATCAACCAAATTATCATCATGATCATAAATTTCAACACTATTGATCGTTATATCTTGTGGTGAACTACCCACATTCACATATAAATAAAGTCTATTGTCTTTATCCAAATAAAAATAGTTTCTATCATCTTCAACCACATCCTCAACGATTGTCTCAATAAATGGTTCGTAAAAAGTATGTGTATCTTTCAAATGAAAACCAACCGCTTGACGATAGACTGTTTCCAACGCCTCCAAATCGTCAGGGAATTTAACCCCAAGACCATATGTTGTACCAGTGTAACCAGTAACCCCACTCACACCCAATATACCGTTAATGTAATCAGTTACGTCAATATTAATATCCTCACTACCATTTCCAAAATGTTGTGTTCCAAAAATTGTTGTACCTGATGTACCAGTTGTTCCCGTAGTATATGAACCACCACTTATTGCCCAAGGGACATCAGTTTTTCTATTAAACCAATTGGAGGCTTGCTCATTGATGGGTCCATTTACCACATCAACATAATAATAACTTGAATGATCGTCATATACAAAATCATAACCAGAACCTTCATCCCAATCCTCAACAACATTAAATAAATCCAAATCGAAACTTGTTGCTCTTTCAATGTCCAGAGAATATGATCTTTTCCCAATATATTCTTGTGCATGACTAATTGTATTAGTTATATGAAGAACATGCTTAACAATTCTTTCGGGATTTATGAAACCCTGTGCAATTCTTGCACGCAGCATATCCAAATCGATATCGAAAATTAATCGAGTTGGTTGTGCATTCTCCGTCCCATAAGAAATCTCAGTGACAGGATTTTGAGAGTTGTTCGTCAAATTGCTGTCAATCAATGTATTGTTCTTTGAGAAATATGATCTAAAAATTGTCATCCTACTTTTCTTATAAATACTCAGAAATAAAAAAAACCCCACGATATGTAGGGTTTTCTTGCTTATCTCTCACGGAGATAAGGGGGCGTTATTCTCCCACTTCTACCTCAATAGCATCGGGAGAATTAAATGTTTCAGTGTAAAATTCTATGTTGCTTCCAGCAAAGTTTTTTTCTATTGAAACCACAAACGGCATTCTAACTAAAACTGGAATATTGTTTATTGTTGTTTTATAATTGGCGATATAATTTATTTGATTTTCAAACGACTTATAATGCTGAATTGATTCATCATCTATAAGTTTCAATTCAATCTCACCCAAATCATTAATGGTTTCACGAATTGTTTCTGGAACACCATTATTAAATAAATTATGATCCCTTTGAAAATGATTCATTATTCCGTATTCTACCGAATCACTAAAATCATCCCATTGATCCTGAGACATTCCTTGCTCATTGAGTGGGACACCAGTGACTTTAGTGAATACTTCGAATAATCTTTTCTTACTGTTCATCTTTATTTGCGTTTGGAGTCGTTAATTTAAAACCAAGCATTGCATCTTCCAATTCTTTATCGGCACTACCAATATCTTGGAAATGACTTCTCAATTCTTCAGGAGCATCATCATCTAAATCTGGATCAACCTGAACTTGTGCACCATCAGGTGCTTCACCGCCTTCTAAATCAACTTCAGCTTCTTTTTCCATTGAATCTAAACGAGTGTAGTAATCTCCAAACTCTTCAAGGTGATCCATTGTAATTTCAAGAGCAACCTTTGGATCATCAGTGTGCTCCATTTCAACTTCCATCCCCTTTAGAATTTGTTGTGCGTCATATTTTGCAACATCCGCATCATCTGCTTTTCCACCCGGTAGCATGTCACCATCACCGTCACTATCTTCGGGATCGAGAGAGGGTTCTTCAACATCAACAGAAACTTCTGCTTCAGGTTCCCCATTAGGAAGTTCTAATGTGGTTGCATCTTCACCTTCTGGTTTTTGAGTCCATTTCATTACACCACCATCATCTTGAAAGAATCCATCAACATCTTTCCATCCTTCGGGTTGTTTTTCTTTAGGTTCTCCTGTCTCGCCCATCGCATCTCGTTCAAAATCCCTATTCGAACCCATGTGGCGATAGTCTTGGAGGTCATTCCCCATATCTTCTTTTGCTTGTTTTCCAGCACCATAACCAGTAGGGACATCAGGTAATCCAGAAATTTCATATTCGTCTTTCTCTTCTTCATCTTCCTTCACCCAACCAGACTTCGGATCACTTTGAGGTGTTACTCTTCCGATTGCTGGATTATCAATATGTGGAAGTTTTTCTTCCTTATCTAAACACAACCCATTACTACACATTACTCTATATATTCCTGCTGGAAGTTCATTTTTATTTTTAGCTTCTTTGGCAGCAGCAATCATATCAGACAAAATCTTTATCATTTTTTCTGTATTCATTTGTGCGATTTCATTATGGACACTTCCCATTTCTTCTTGCACAAATTTCTTTAATTCTGGAGCATCTACTCTTAATTTTGGATTAACTGGCTTTTCGTCACCATATCCCATACCGTCTTGGTATTCTTGTTTTGAGCCACCATATGGTTGGCTATCTATTTTCTTTTCCATAGTTTCATCCATTTCTACTTCTTGAGTGCCCATTTCTTCTTCAGAACCATTTGGTTCCACAGGAGGTGTCACATCAATATATTCTTCGATTATGTCAAACAGTTTTGCACCGTGTTCATCATTAAATTCTTGAAGTTGATTCTCTTCCAATTCAATAACCTTTCCCCCTTGGGGATTTTGGTAATAGAATCTCTCTAAGATAACATCATTAATCATTTCAACACCGTCTTGATCTCCTTCGTGCCCAAGCATTTTAAAATTAAAATTATACATGTTTCTATCTCGGTCATAACCATTGATACCAACATAATTATCCAACATTTTTGCTTCAACACTTCCACCTTGTTCAGCTTTTAGTGCGCCTTGTGATAATTTTTCAATAGCAACATTTAAAATCTGTTTTGTTTCAGGACTCTCCATCTCTGAGAGGTGACCAAACATTTCAAAAAGTCTTTCTTTGCTACCAATTGGGTTGTGTACTTTCATATCGTTTTATTCAAAAATTATTGGGTTCTCTCTACCAAACATTCTCATGATAATAGCTGCCTGTGCATTTGCCTCGTTTTCGATTTCACTACCATCACCATTTGAATCTGCATTAAGTCTCCCATCTTTATGTTGTTTAAAGTGTACCATTTCATGTGCCAAAGTTCTAAGAACATCAGCCAAATTTCTGTTTGTAGCTACCACTCTAATATCACCACTGTCTGGTGTATATAAACCAAACGAAGCCATCTCTGCAGCTTCGGTTGGATCATACGAAATTGTTACATTGGGTCCCTCATCACCCATTTCTAAGAACGAATTTGCGTTATTGATGAACTCATCGATAATTGACTCCTTCATTTCTTTTGCAAGAGCAGCTTCATCAAGTTTATTGACCCTTACAAACATTTCAAGGAGTCTCTCCTTTGTACCATATTGATGAAACACTTTCATTTCTTACGTCATCATTCCACTAAAGCTATCTTCAATATCTAAATCTGAAGATGTTGGAAGATCATCAAAATCTGCAATAAATGTACCATCAGGTAATTCTCTAATTCCTTTCTCTTTAGGTGCAT